TGACTTTCGCTACTGTAAAAGAATGGGATGAAGAATCTCAATCTTTTAAGGCTATAATTCCATGTCCTTTTTGTAAAGAATTGATGACAGAAATGGTTAATAGGGATTTTACTTCTATCAATATGATTAATAAGGGAGCTAATAAGGTTAGTGGAGACCACAAAACCATATATTGATATGTTAAATATAAATCAGAAAACTACGAAGGAGTTGTATTATAAGCAGGTGTTGACTATATTGTCACATATGCCTCCTTTTAATACATTAAGAAGAGCAGAGTTAGATGTATTGGCATTATTAATGTTTTACTACAATGAACTTGTAGATAAATATAAAAATGTTGCGAAGGCTAATTCTATCCTATTTGATAAAACTTATAGGAGTGAAATTATTGATGAAATAATGGTAAATAAGGAAATTGACGATAATGCTTATGAGAAAGCTTATGCCAAGTTTGCTAATATTTTATCAAGTTTTAGACGCAAAGGATTTATTGTGAAAGGTAAGAATTCGTCAGATACCTTAAATCCTAAATTTATTGTTAATCCTGAGAAGGTTAAATCTATTAAATTTAATTTTATACTTAAAAATCAGTAATTATGACACAGACAAACAAACAAGAAGAAAAAGAAATGACTCAAGAACAGTTAAAACAAAAAGAAGTTGAGCAAAGAAAACAATATGAGCGTGAGTATAAGCGCCAGTTAAAAGCACGTAATGATCAGATGAGAGAACATACTAAACAGTATGAAATAGAAAATGCTTTACTTGATGCTGAACTTGAGAATAAAGAGTTGATGGTTAAGTTAAATAATATAGAGGAGGATTATCAGAGGTCTGTTAAAGAGATAAGGGAAAGAGAAGAGGATAAGCAAATTAAAGCTAGAGAAGCTCAAAAGAAAATGGAGGAATCTAAGAAAGCTATGGAAGAAAAAGCAAAGCCTAAACTAAAGAAGGTTAAAAATGAAGGAGAAGAGTAAATATTAAACTTTAAAAACAGCTGTTCGTATATGTAAAAATGTGCGGACAGCTTTTTTATTAAACAATCTTTATTATGATAGCATTTAACTATAAAGAAGCAGCACAAGAATTAGAAGATGAAGAATTTTCCAGGAAGGAGATTGAAGATGTGCTATCATCTACATTTTTGTTTTTGAGAAATACTATGAAAGAAGGTAATTTAAAAACAGGTTATAAGAATGTTAGAATTTTTAATTTGGGTATATTTGCTGTGAAGTCTGGAAGGTTAGAATATTTTAAAAAGAAACTTAAAGAGAAAGGTGAATTATGAATCTTCTTGAATATAATTATGAGAAAGACGAGTTTGTTGCGTCTCCACAGGCATTAGTACTAGAACCTATAAAAAATTTGTGGGATTCCAGGAAAGATAAATCTATAGCAAGTAAAGAACTTAGTTATATATTTTTTATGGTTAATAAGACCAATGAATTGAAATTTTGGAGAGAAGATGATGAAGAGGTTAGGTCTACAGAAGTTATTAAACATGTGTTTGGTAAAAATAGTAAATGGATACCTGATGAAAAAGTGTATAAAGCATTAGAGTTTTATAAAGAAAATACAATTACATTTGCTGAAGATTATTTAAATGCTGTTATACACGGAGCTAATAAAGCTATGGAGTATTTAAATAATGTTAATTGGGATTTAAAGGATAAATCAGGTAAATTTATCTATGATATTAATAAAATTAAGGCGTCTCTAAAAGAAGCTCCTGAGATTATAGATGCTGTAGAGAAAGTAAGAAGTAAAGTATATGAACAGGAGAAGACCTCTGGTAATAAGAGAGGTCAAAGAGAAATTGGTATTTTTGAAAATGGTAATAATCTATGATAGAAACATTAGTACGTAAGTTTAATGATAAACAAACTGAGTTATCAGAAAAGAAGCTTGAGAAACTTAATAAATATACTAGAGACAATTTATTAGATGCTATAGATAGTATTGAATTATTAAGTAATCTTGTAGCTTCTGACAGACGTACTGTGAAAGAAATGCCTAAAGATAAGAATGGTAAAGTTATTGTAGATTTTGAAGATCCTCATATACTGGAAGATACTGATTACTTTAGGCCGTTGGCTATACAATATGAAAAAACTGGAAAATTCACAGATATATTCCCCAACCCTGCAAAAACATCTGAATATGTAAAATTTTGGGAAACTCAAATAGAACGTTGTAAATATGGGTATGCCCGGGAAGATGGGGAATGGATAACAGGCTATCATTATTTCTATTTAAATTTATCTCCTATATTAAAGACGGTTATACCAGAAGGTGCTGAAAGGACTAAAGATGGTAAAATTGTTGCTGATAGGGTAGTAGGATTTCCTGATTTTTGGGATGGGGATTATTTATATTATCATTATTTAGAAAAAGCAAAGCAATTAGGTAAACATGGTAATGTTTTAAAAACACGTGGTAGAGGCTATTCTTTTAAAAATTCCTCTATATTGTCGTGCAATTATTTTGTGTGGGATAAAAGTGATAGTTATGCATTAGCTGCTGATGAAACATATCTTACTGGAGGTGATGGGTTATTAGTTAAAGCCTGGGATATTATAGATTTTGTAAATGAACATACTCCTTTGACAAGGTCTGCTTTACCAGATAAGTCTATGCATAGAAAAGCTGCTTATAAAGATGCTGAGGGTAATACCAGGGGTGCCAAATCAAGTATATTGGGCATGACACTCAAAAATGATCCTGAGAAACATAGGGGTAAACGTGGTAAAACTATGTTTTTTGAAGAGTCTGGTAAGTTTCCACATCTTATTAGAGCATGGGACATTGCTAGAAAATCTTTTGAGCAGGGTGGTAGAGTTTTTGGTCAGATGTGTGCTTTTGGTACTGGAGGATCTAAAGGAAATAATTTTGATGGCGCAAAGCAATTCTTATACACTCCTACTGGTTATAATATAATGCCCCTCAGAAATGTTTATGACAAAAATGCTGGATCAGGATACTCAAGTTTTTGGATGGGTGAGTATTTTAATAGGGAGGATTGCATGGATGAAGATGGTAATTCTGATGTTATTAAAGCTCTTATAGAAGTATTTGAGGGTAGAAGAGAAGCTGTAGAAAGTGGAGTTCCATCGCAAACTATATTACAACGTAAAGCTGAAGAAGCTATTACACCTCAAGAGGCTATATTACGCACAGAAACAACTGATTTTCCTGTAGCAGAATTAAAAGAACATTTAGGAGACATTCAGGCAAATTATCAAAGTTTTATATCACCGCATTATGTAGGTATAATGACTTTAAAAGGTGGTAATATAGAGTTTGAACAATCTCACAATTTAGTACCCATACGAAAATTTCCTATTAATCCACAAGAAGATAGAACAGGTGCTATAGAAATATTTAGTCCTCCAAAAGAAGGTACAAGAACTTTATCTATAGGAGATAGATATATAATAGGAGTAGATCCTGTAAGATATGATGATGTTGAACATAGTGTATCACTAGCTTCAGCATTTGTGTTTGATTTATGGTTAGATGAAATAGCAGCAGAATATTCATGCAGACCTGTAAAAATTGATGATTTTCATGAGCAGGTTAGAAGGTTGGCTATATGGTATAATGCAGAAGTTAATTTTGAAAATGATGTTACGTCATTATATACTTATTTTAAAAATAAGGGAAGTTTAATGTATTTATCAGACACGCCTTCTATTGTAAAAGCAATGGAACTTGGTAAAGAAAGATCAGGTAATAGAGCGAAAGGCACACCATCTGGTGTGAAACTTAATGCACAAGCAAGACAATGGGCATCACAATTTTTATTGGAGAAAGTTAAAAATGCAAATGAAGATGATGAGTCTGAGAAAAATTTATTAAATTTACATAAAATTCGTAGTATTGCATTATTAGAGGAGTTGAGCTCGTGGAATCCAGATGGTAACTTTGATAGAGTTTCTGCATTTGGTATGGTAATGGTAAGTAGAATGGATAAGTTATTTACTTTGGATTATAGAATGGGCCAGGCTGAAGAAGAGGAGGATGATGATGACTTTTTTAAAGAAAATTACGATAATATATTTGGAGATGATAATGATCCAAGCTCAGACAACTTTGACATATCGACTGTAAGTCTAAGAAAACAAGAACTAATAAATAAATTAATAGATTATGAGCACAACTAATTATCCAGATATTATAGGTGGCCAACAATGGCCTTTTCAAAAAAGATCTACAGCTTCTAAAAACAAGGAGTTTGTCAAGAATTGTTTAGATGCTGCTGTTAATATGCCTTCTGAAGTAGGGCATATACTGAATGCTGAGGAATTATATGAAAATGATCAGATTGTTAAAGGTAAACTAGATCCAAGTAAACTAAAGAGTATTGTAAATCCGCTAGGACTTACAGCAGATACTTATAAACCCCCTTCCCAGTCTTATCCACTTTTAAAAGACAAATTAGATCTTCTTATAGGAGAAGAGTGGAAAAGAAAATTTGATTATACTTTAAAAGTTGTAAATCCTGGAGCTGTTAATAGCAAGGTTGAGGGCAAAGTAAAAGTTATTAAAAATGCTATGGCTGAGGTTATATTAAACCAGGATTTAACTGATGAAGCTAAACGTGAGAAGATAGATGCTCTGGACAAGAATTTAAAAAATTATAGAGATATTCGTGAAATACGTGGTAATAGAATACTTGAAAAAGAGTATGCTAATCAGGATTTAAAATCTTTATTTAATAAAGGGTTTGAAAATCTGCTTAAAATGCGGGGTGAAATATTAGCTATTGATATAATCAATAACAGGCCAGAGGTAAGAATTGTAGATCCTAGAAACATTAAAGTAATACGTGCAGGTAAAAGTAATAAAGTAGATGATGCAGATATTGTATTAGAAGAAAGTTATGAATCACCTGGGTGGATTATAGATAGGTACTATAAGAATTTAAAATCTTCTGAAGTAAAATCTATTGATAGTGGCCTTACTGATGCTGGTCAATCTTCCAAAGGAAGTCTTAATTATTATGATACAGGCCAACCTACACATGGTTGGAATGATACATTTGATGAATTAATTCCTGTAGGAGAGGTTAATGCCAGAACTGGTGGATACAAAGATGAATTCGGTAATATAAGGGTTCGAAGATTAGTATGGAGAAGTTTGAGAAAACTTGGTATTATTAAATGGATTGATAAAAATGGCAGGAAGCAGGAAAAGATTGTAGATGAGAATTATAAAGTTAGAAAAAATTTAGGAGAGAAAGTAGAGTGGATATGGGCTACAGAATTTTGGAGAGTTGTTCAAATTGGTAAAGATATATTTCCTGAATGGGGTCCAAGACCTATACAGTATAGAAGACGTAATGACATATCTTCTGCTGGTAACGGTTATTATGGAACATTGCTAGATAATTCTTTAGTAGATTTAATGAAACCATTTCAAGTACTTTATGATGTTATAATGGAAAGAACCAAACACGCATTTATGACCAGTAGGGGTAAAATTGCTGCTGTAGATATCGCAAGAAAACCTAAAAAATGGTCTGATAAGAAATGGTTCTATTATATGGATGTGTTAAATACTCTTGTGGAAGACTCATTCTCTGAGAGTGATAGAGGTGTTTCTAAAGGGAAAATTGCTGGTAATATGCAGCAAAGAACCAGTGCAATGGATTTAGAGCAGGGTAGTTATATACAACAGCACATTTTAATGTTGCAATATATAGAAGAAAGAATTGGTGATATTGCAGGTATTCCTAAAGCAAGGGAAGGACAATC